TGGGTATATTTTAAGCGCAGCTTCATAGGCTGACATACCAAAAACATTAAAGTCTACAGCTCGGCCTGTATTGTGGTCCGACTTGTTGTTTGTTCCACCACCAGAAAGCTTAACATCTGGTGTTCTAAAGCCTGAGGTTATTGATACTCTAAACCCCGCAGCTACAATTGGTTCCATAATATTCTCAGCATGCTTAATAATATTGCATAGAATATCTGCTGCAGTTAGACCGCCTTGGTCTCTCAACTTTCTTGTTCCATTCTGTGTATAGTCTGCCAGTGTAAAGTTTTTTGATACCTTTACCTTCTTATAATCATCCAGTAGAATAATAGAACCACACTTAACATCCTTATTTTGACCGCCAGCAGGTGGTGTGTCAGAAGCACCTTCAACTGGTGGTGTATTGTCAGCTGGAACTAACCCATTAGATACAATAACATTGTTATATTCTTCTAATGTTTTTTCAACATCATCATCAAACGCATAGACTTCAAATACAGTTGGACCGCCAGCCTCGGATTTTGTAATAGTTTCTGGTGCTCTAATTGCCCCAAGGGGCTTAGCTGTTGGCCTATTGAAATGAACCTCACTACCTTGTAATTCAACTGTACCACCTGAGTAAACAATTGTTCCGCCACCTGTGTCAATGTTTGTTGCACCGCCAACTGCCACATCAAAGTTGCCACCAACATCAACCTTTAAGTTACCACCAACTCTCCAGGTAGCATCCCCACCTGTGGAAATATTTGTGTTTGTACCAGATAGAATATTAACGGCACCAACAACAGACATATTCATGTTGCCGCCAACATATAAATTTTCATTATTTAAAATAATATGATAGCGATCCTGAGCACCTCTATGAACAATAGAGCCGTCTGGGTGGAATTCAACAAATGAACCTTTTCTATGGAAGATCTGGATTCTTTCTGCTCCAGGCGTATCATCCATTTCAAATACATGGCCAGCATCCGTTTCCATGACATGGTTGGCAGGGTACCTTGCATCAAACTTTGACTCAGGCTCGGCAAACTTACTACCATCTGCAACTGGTACGCTCGATGTTGCTGTTGATCTTGAAAAGGCTACAGCATTTCTATCTGGTGTACCAGCCTCACCTCTTGCGTGTCTTGGGTTTGTTCCCTCACCAGGAAATCTTGGATGGATGCCCTGTGGATCATAGAACCCTTCGTTTGGATTTGCTGGTTCTCCTGGCTTGCCGACCATTGAACCAAAAACTATTGGTTGCTGGGCTTGTTCTCCATCTACAAAGAATCCAACAACCCAGTCGCCTTGGTTAACCATTGGAGATGACATTTGAGCTGTGGAAGAAAGGAATGGAGCCCAAGGTAGATCAGCAGTTGGCATTAATGTCTTATCTGCTGTATGATAACCAATGCAGCGGACTCTTACTCTATTGAGGCTCTCTGGATCATTAATGTCTTCAACAACACCCATGAACCAAACCATATTTTTAAAATTTGATTGACCTGTTTCCATATTATTGTCTTTGTTTAATTAAGTTACTATTAGTGTCTCTTCTAAAGTTAGAAATGTCAAGCTCATATCCATCCTTAAATAAATCAACAACTGTCTCATATGTCCCAGCATCTATAACAACATGCTTGACACTACCAACTAAAAATTTACCATTTAAAAACAAATCTCGTTGTTCTATGTCAGATGGATTAGCCTGGGCAGCTTTAAGCTCAATTATGTCGCCCGGTTTAATTTTTGGATTACCAAGCACTCTACAGGATATAACAGTCTGATTCATTAACTGATATTGTGCCTGCGATGGACCTCGTTTTAGACTAATAAAATCTTCTTGTTGATCATAAGATTTACTACTGCATCTTGGAAAGACATTCTGCTCTTCATCTGTTGTGCGTTGCTCATCTCCAACAAGATTGTCAATTTCATCCATATCAAATTTTAAATTTTCACCCATTAGCAATATATCTTTGAAATTATCCTTGAGTTTGAATGTTTTCTTTTCAATCTTTCTTGATATAAAATCAAAAGTTAGCGTCTGGTTTTCAAGGACACCCTCTTCAACCTTTTGACTTTGATTGTCTGTTGTCTTGACTTCAAATTCAAGAATTCTAAAATAATCTTGGTCTTTTGATTCCTCACTTCTATTCTTATCAGCAGGAATAATATAATTAAATGTATTAGCATCCTGAACTATTTTTCTTAGAGACTTATACACAACACCTTGTCTTGTTTCATAGAAGAAAAAATTATTATCCCCAGCTTTGTTTGCAGGTGATACTGCCTGGCTGTTTACTCTTTCAATTACATCAAATGGTTGTAAAGAAGAAGCTGATATATTTAAAACACCAAATGTTTCTTCAATATTGTTTGCACTAACCTTACCAGGTTCAAGATCAAAAAATTTATCACAAATCTGTTGTATGATCTCTGATGCTTTACCGTTAAATGATCTTTTAACCTTTGACTTTAAGGCCATAAACCCTATTTTAGATACAGCTCTAAATGTAAAAATTTCACCTTTGCCACTAACAAGTTTTGTACTGCCACTAACTGACTCAATATAAAACTCACTAGAAATAATATCATCTAAAGAATCTTCTGGTTGTTTAAATAAGTCAATTTTAATAATATCGCCAGCTTGTAGACCAACTGTTTTTACAAAAGTTGCACCATCAAAGATCTGTCCTTCAATATACATAAATTTTGAGAACATACCCTCAAATAAAGAAAACCTTTGAAGGTATGTTGTAAAATTAAATTGAGCCTTAGAATTATTTGTATTTTTAATTAATAACGCCTTATAGCCAAATTGGTCAACCTGCTTGTTATTGATAATAAATGGCTGACCCAGAATATCTTGTGTTGTCATACTTTATTGACCTTCTTCAACACTCTTTCTAGCTCAAGCGATACATCGACAACTACTGATCTATCAAGAAGTTTAATTTTTCTTTTTTCTTCATTTTTAATAAGTTCATAATTATAATTAGATATTGGCTGCCATCCTGTTCTTTCCCCAGCCGATATATTGTCATACGTTGTTTTTGTCATATAGTATGAGTAATTAGAATTACGATAGTATGAACTCAATGCTATGTTCATTGCTGTAGCAATGCTACCGTACTTCTTTATGATGTACTCATCAAAAATGTTATCGTCCATTGGCCAATCATAGTATGGATCAACAATATCATTTACTAAGAAAATTAACCAAACATATTCCACTAATCCATAATAATCATAAGCAAGGGATGTTGGTGTTTCTCCTGCCTTAACAGTATATGGGTAGTAGGCATCATAGGATTCAATTAGGTTCTTACTGATTTTGGCTTTAAGAATTATGTTCCTTAAAGCATGCTCGTTGTACTGAACAACAGGAAAATTTTTAAAATAGTTTACTGCCATTAGGCACCCCCACCATTTAAGTATCTCTGAGTTGGGTTATCTACACCAGATCTTAGTTTATTACCAGGTTGCTCGGCATTTGGTAACGACTCTGCACCTTCTGGTGACTGTGGACCACTTAAATTATCCATATTATTATATTCAGCTTGATACGATGATCTTGTCAACTGCTCAATTTCACTCAATTCAATCTGTAGTTCAACAGCCTGCGGTGCACCAACCAATTTACTTTCCGCTGTATTCTTAAAGAATGATGGTACATTCTGGGGTGCATAGTTAACTTGAATTCTTTTGATTACACATCTTGCAAAGCCATATAACGCGTTTGTACCAAAGAACAGCACATCCACTTCATCTGGCATACTGAGGAATGTACTACTTGCCGAACCACCAGGTAGAGCGTGAAATTTCAACTCACTTATAATTTTTGCAATCATTACTGAGTCTTCAGGTGTTTCTGGTGTAAGCCTAAATGTAAAATTGTGTTGTCTAATCTCAACATTTTTAAAGATAGCAGTCTGGAATGGATTAGGAACATTGCCCGCTGATAAGCTCAGTAGTCCACCAACTGCACCTGACACCTGGGCCACTGATCTTAAAACATACTCTGCTCCGCCCGCTACATCTATACTTCCCACGGCCCCACTTGCAGCGGCTGCATCTTGGGTATTTAAAAAGGTCTTCAAAGCTTCACCTGTTTTTGCACCAGCTTGAAACCCCACTGCAGCCAATCCTAAATCAGTAGTTTCATAGTTGATGCCAATACTATCAACTAAGTTTTCTGGCAACGGTAAGGCAATATGGGCTTGGGTAACATCTGTTGCAATTGTAGACTTTCCGCCAGGTCCACCGTAATTGAATTTCTTAAAAGCAAACAACATTCCCATTCCTAGCTTCTCTGGAGCAGCTGGGAAATGTAAGAGGGCATCGCTGCCTCTGCCACGTGATCCAGAGCCTCTTCCAGCCCTATCTGCTCCCAAAACAATGTTGGGATTGTTTGATTTTGAAGGGCCTGGGTTAGCCATATAAATACCTATATTAGGATTAATACTTGTAAATGTATTTATGGCATCTTATAAAGGCAGATTTAAACCATCAAACCCATCTAAGTATCGAGGCGATCCAACAAATATAATTTATAGATCAGGTCTTGAACTAAAGCTAATGGCATATTTGGATAAGCATCCTGATGTTTTAGAGTGGTCAAGTGAAGAGTTCTTTGTGCCATATCTATCACCAATTGACGGTAGGTACCACAGATACTTTCCTGACTTTAGTGTAAAAAGACGAGATAAAAATGGCAATGTTGATAGGATTGTTATAGAAATTAAACCATCCTCTCAGACAAGGCCGCCAGAGAAGAAAAGTAGAATAACACCAAGATACATCCATGATGTTAAGAACTGGGGCATCAACAATGCTAAATGGAAGGCCTGTCAAGAATTTTGCGATGAGAGGAAATGGAAGTTTCAGATACTAACTGAACGAGAGATTAATGGCTATAACTACTAATGTAACCGGGTTTCAAAAGCTTCTCATGGAAGCTGAAAACGATGGTATAAAGTTAGATAACTCAGCAGAGTCGATGGCCTGGCTTAAACAGAAGTATACAGAGATTTCCCCTAGAGATGTACTGCCAAGAGAGTTCATTAGGGATCAAAATAGGTATAGAAGAGTACCATTGATTGGTAGACTATACATGTTTTTATATAACCCTAAATATAGATACGAACTACCATATTATGATAGATTTCCATTAGTGTTTCCAATAAGGAGAGTTGCTGGTGGATTCTACGGATTGAATATCCATTACCTTGCTCCAAGATATAGAGCACTTTTGATGGATTCACTATATGATACAATTAGTGATACTAAGTTTGATGAGACAACAAGATTGAAAATTAATTATGACATCCTAAGTGCAGCATCTAAATATAGATGGTTTAGGCCTTGTGTGAAACATTATTTGACACCACATTTATCATCGCAGCTGCTTTATATTGACCCTAAAGAATGGAACCTAGCATTATTTGTTCCATCAGAGCAGTTTAGGGGTGCTAACAAGAGAGATGTCTGGCAAGATTCAAAAGAGATGTTTTAATGGCATTCAACATAGAAAAATTTAAATCAGAAACTAGTGGTGGTTTTGTTAAGCCATCAAACTTCTTAGTTTATATTCTACCCCCAATCTGGGCTCTTAATACAGAGTATGATTACAACTTAGCCTACCTAACATCAGCCACGTCACTTCCTGGCATGCAAATTCTTACCCAAGAAGCCAGAATTTATGGTGCTGGTCCGATTGTTAAGATGCCATATGATATTGCAACAACAGACATCACAATGACTTTTTATGTCGATGCTGATGGTATCTCAATCAATTACTTTTACGAATGGCTAAGAAACGTTGTTAACCTAAGCCATGATCAGCAGGAAGTAAGATCAGGAGCATTCAGTAATCAGGTTGCCTATAGAAGCTGGTACTCAACAAAAATTGATATCATGCTATTTAATGATAAACCAGGTGGTGACC